ACTGCAATCAAACTGGAGGAGGCGCGTTATCGAAATGCGTCGTCGGCGATTGCTGCAGGTATTTTGCAGGTGCAACCAAACTCGGAAAGTATGTCAAGTTCTGATCTGCAAGAATTGGCAGCTGCTTTCCAAGAGGCTCGAATGACTAACCAGATAGCGGCTCTTTCGCCTGAAGTGCATTATGTGGAAACCACGTCCAGTCCCGACAAAATGCTTTTAATTGACTCGGCAGAATTTCAAGCAATGGAACTTTCTCGAGCGTGTGGAGTCCCAGCTTATTTGCTTAATCTTTCGGTCGGCTCTTACGCTTATACAAACAGTGTTGAAGCACGCCAAGACTTGTGGACGTTTGGTGCTAAACAGATCGGCGAATGCATCACCCAAACTCTAAGCATGAACAACGTGCTACCTAACGGGACGTGCATCGAATTTGATTTGGACGATTTCATAGACGGAGACTCAATGCCAGAGATGACACAAAATTACGAAACAAATAATGTAGGCTCCAGATCATGATTAGATTTAGTCCCTCTCATCTCATCACGGTTGACGCGGCTGCGGCAGGTGAAACTCCGCGCCGATCAATCTCAGGCGTAGCAGTTGAATGGAATCAGGTCGCAATCGTCTCATCAGGTGAGCAAGTTCTTTTTATGAAAGGCTCGCTCCCAGTTGACGGACGAAACCCGAAGCTATATCTCCAGCATGACCCGACACAGATAATCGGGCAAGTAGTCGAGCGCGTAGACACTGGAGAGGCAATGATGTTTACAGCAAAAGTTTCAGCAACCGAGCTCGGAAATACTGCTTTAACGCTCATGTCAGACGGCACGCTTTCCGAGGTCTCAGTAGGCGTAAACGTAGAAAAATTCAGTTACAACAAAGCTGGAGTAATGGTGATCGAGCAGGCTACGTTCAACGAGCTCTCGGTCGTCAGCCAACCAGCTTTCAGCGGTTCAGTAATAACTGATGTCGCTGCGAGTATCCCACAAACAGAACCCGAAATAGAGTTAAATAATAAACAGGACGAAACAGAGGAAATTAACATGACAACAGAAACAACCCCAGTAGTCGAAGCAGCAGCAGTCGCAGTTGAAAAATTGTGGGCTCAACCGAAAAAAGAATTTCGTATGCCAAGCGCTGCAGAATACATTGTCGCAGCGTGTCAAGGCGGAGAAACTTTCGCTCGCATGGTTGACGGAATCAAAGCTTCAGCTCCAGACGTAAACACTGGCACGCTTGACGGCTTGCTCCCAATTCCTACAGTGGCTCCGATTTATAACAATCTCCAGGGCTATCGTCCGATCGTTGACGCATTCGGTACGCGCGCAATGCCAACATCAGGAAAAGTATTTATTCGTCCGAAAGTAACAACGAACGTCTCTCAGGGTGCAGTCACAGAATCAACAGCAATTACTGCTGGTCAATTCATTGTCAGCGATATTCAAGTTACAAAGGGAATTTACGGTGGTTATGTAAGTCTCTCAGAAGCTTCGATTGACTGGACTTCGCCAGAAGTTCTCGGCGCGTTGCTCGACGATATGGCTCGCGTTTATGCAAATACAACTGACAACGTGGCAGCCGATGCACTTGCAGCAGGTGTTTCACAAACTGAAACACTTACTGACGCAGACTCTCCTGCAGACTGGATTGCTTTTGTTTACGCTTCAGCAGTTCAAATTCTTGAAAACTCAAACGGCAACCTGCCAACTCATCTCGTAATGACCCCCGCATATTTCGCAGCGCTTGGACGATTAGTGGACGACTCGGGCAGACCGTTATTTCCAGCAGTCGGACCGATGAACGCCTACGGCTCAGTAACTCCAGGCAACACTGACGCAATGGCTTTCGGGTTACGAGTAGTCGTAGATCGTTTCTTGCCAGCTGGTAACTTAATCGTCTGTGACGCATCAGGCTTCGAGAACTGGGAGCAGCAAAAAGGCGCAATCAGCATTGAGAATCCGTCGCAACTTTCACGCACGATCGCATGGCGCGGATACTTCGCTTCAGTAATGATCGACGAAACCAAGTTCGTTAAGCGCGGTTAGTTAGGGCGGCTTTACCGCCATGACAATTTACAACGTAATCAGCAAACAGTTAACAAATAATTTTGCGGTACTTCAAACACTAGAAAACGCAGAATTTGAAGTCGGTCAAACTATTACCGTCGATGATGTTGGCGGAGATTTTGACGGCGAATTTGTTATATACGATTTGCCAGAGTATTACTACATAGGCACAGACGACTCGGGTTTTCCGATGTTCAATCCGAATTTACCTCTAAAGAATCAGGTTATGTATATGTGCACTGGAGACGCAGTAGTTCGCGCTCCAGCAACAGGATTAATCACTTATGAATTAATTTGCACTTGGATAACAGACGCAGAGTTGCTCGCCTATTTAGGCGTGGAAATAGATGAGGAATCTGATGACTACGTTTTGCTACAGCAAGCAGTTTTAGCAAGTAATGCTTTCTGTTATCGCAGACGTTCAGAATCAAATTATTTTGACCAGCTCGACACAAGTCCAGGGGGCGACGCAACGCTGGGAACTTTGATGTATGGAGCAGCGCTATGGCGTAGTCGAGGCTCATTAGAAAACTCTTTTGCATCATTCGACACAATGGGGCAAGCCCCACAACAATCTCTCACCCCAATAGTGAAACAGTTACTCGGTATCAATCGTCCCTCGGTTGCCTAATGGCATACACAGATTTATTAAACGAAGCCCTAGACGATCTCACGACAACGCTCGAAGCAGTCTCGGGATTGCGCGTCATAAACGACCCGACGAAAATTGTCCCTAACTGCGTTTTTCTTTTAGCACCAAGTTTTACAACTGCAGCTGGTAACGGCAACATAATTCGCATGGACTTTCCAATTAAAGTCGTCGGCTCAGGTCCAGCAGGGCTTCCAGTGCTGAGACAGATCATGTCAATAGTTGCCACAGTTCTAGGCTCAACGATCGTCGTTATGTCTGGGCGACCCAGCACGCTTGAAGTAGGCGGTCAAGAATTTCCGTGTTACGACCTAGCAATAGGACTCGAAGCAAGAACGTCTTAACAATATCCACACTAAGCACGACAAAACCTGATAAAACTATTACTACAAACAAGGAGTAACAAATGGCAACTTTTCTTAGTAACGCGGTAATCACAGTGACAGGCTCGGGTGCTCCAGTTGTCTTGAGTTCGCAGGGCAACACTTGCACAATTACTGCAGGACGACACGCACTAACCAGCACAGCATTTGGCGACACAGGAGACCGACAAACTCCAGGACTTAATTTCTGGTCGTGCAGTGTAGAACTTTATTTAGATTACGGCTCGGGCTCAGTTGAAGAAACTCTTTACGATCTACTTAGTAACGGCAGTTTCTCAATGGAAGTTCACCCAAGCTCAGGCGCTAAATCTGCCAGTAATCCATATTGGGAGTTAAGTGACGGAATGCTCGAGTCGTTTACACCAATAAATTCGACCACTGGAGAGCTGGCAATGGTAACATTTTCGGCGAATGGTGGCGACTGGAACCGAGACGACACTCCATAATTAGACGGTCAGACCTGACCGAGAACAGGACAAAATGAAATTCAAAATAAAACTAACAATGGGCGACGGCACTCCCGAACGAATACTTGTAACAAATATGTTTGTTATTTGTGAATGGGAACGTTTAGAAAATAAATCGGTGCAAGACACTATTCGATACAGCGATATGGTTTGCTGGGCTTGGTTATTGTGCAAACTTGCAGGCGACAAAGTCCCCGACACTTGGCGCAAATGGCTTGCAGCTAATCCTGATCTTGAATGCACAGCAGTCGCCGAGGAAAACCCAAACCATACAGGGTCGGAACTTACCGAAGGCAACTAGCAGAATTATTAGTTGCTACAGGGTGGTTTCCGACCCACATTGAATTTGACACTCGCGACCTGCTCACAGTCATTACCATATTAAATAGTCGTAAGAGGTAATAATGTCGGTTAGCACAACTGTAGAAATTGTCGGGGTGAAAGACACTATTAATTCTCTGCGCAAAATTGACCCAGAATTACAAAAAGAATTTAAGGCGCAAGCAATACAGATATCACAGCCGGCAATTCAAGCTGCAAAAAACGTATATACAAAAATTCCGCTATCTGGAATGCAATACGGTTGGTCTAAAGGCAGTCGCAAATTATTTCCGTTTACAGTCTCCAAAGCCGTTAATGGTGTGCGAATGCGTTTTGACACTCGACGCAATGCAGTAGGCGTAATTTTGATTGAACAAAAAGACCCAGCTGCAGCGATCTTTGAAACTGCTGGACGTGCTAACTCGAATCGTTTAGGCAATTCGCTTGGCTTTGTGGGTGCAGGACGCACTCGACTAATCGGACCTGCGGTCTATAAAGCGCGTAGAGCCGTTGAGCAAGAACTAAAGTCTGCAATCATGGACGCTATGCGCACAGTGCAGAGGGAGTTGTAATGGGATTATCTATACCTATTGTCGCCGAATTTGACGGAAAAGGCATTGACAAAGCAATTAAAGAATTTCAGCAATTAGAAACAGCTGGAGAAAAAGCTCAATTTGCTATCAAGAAAGCTGCACTTCCAGCGACTTTGGCGCTTGCAGGTTTAGCAGCTGCAGCTGGTCCAGCAATAACTGCAGCTTCAGACTTGGCAGAAAATTTGTCAAAAGTGAACGTCGTATTTGGCGAAGGCGCTGCAGCAGTAGAGGGATTTGCTAAGAGTGCAGCAACTGCTTTAGGGCAATCACAAAACGCAGTTTTACAAGCCGCAGGTACGTTCGGGACATTCGGCAAAGCTGCAGGATTATCTGGTCAAGAATTAGCAACATTTAGCAACGACTTTACCAAGCTCGCATCAGACCTAGCGTCATTTAATAACACAACTCCAGAACAGGCAGTGCAAGCGATCGGTGCAGCGCTTCGAGGAGAATCTGAACCATTGCGCCAATACGGCGTTTTGTTAAGCGATAACGCGCTTCGCAATGAAGCTTTAGCTATGGGTCTTGAAGTTTCAACAGGCGCACTATCGGCACAAACAAAAATACTTGCAGCTCAATCTCTGATTTATAAACAAACGGGAGACGCTCAAGGCGACTTTGCGCGAACGTCGGACGGTCTTGCCAACAGCAGTCGAATACTTAAAGCACAAATGGCAGATTTACAAGTTTCAATTGGTCAAGCATTACTGCCAGCAGTGCAAGCAGTGTTGCCAATTGTTAAAGATTTTGCTACTTGGGCTGCTAATAATCCACAAAATTTCACTCGAGCAGCTGCAGCAATAACCACAATCGCAACGGCAATTCTCGCAGTCAATTTTGCAATGAATGCAAGTCCGTTTGTGTTGTGGGCTACTGGTTTAACAGCGGTCGGTATCGCAATCTTTGCTGCGTATCAAAAATTTGAGACTTTCAGATCAGGTGTAAATATGATAATGAACGCAGTTATCGGCTATGTAAACGGTCTAATTTCGGCGCTCTATATGCTTTACAACGCGGTAGCAATGGTGATAAACGCAATACCAGGTCTAGATAACATTGCTACAAAAGTTGCGCCACAAATACCAACAATTGGCGGTACAAGTAGTCCCCCAGTATCGGGTGGCGGTTTTGGGCGCGAAGGTGGGACAGGTTCAATTGGTGGCGTTACTTTGCCAAATCCTGCCACTCTTCCAATTCTGATGCCAGCAGTGCCAAGCGCTGGTGGTGGCGGTGGTGGCGGTGGCGGTGGCGGTGGCAGAGTAGACATTATGCCGATACCTGATTACCGAGACCCAGGGACAGGCGATCTAGACAACCCGTTTGTGCGCAGAGGTGGCGGAGACATAACAATTAATGTCACTGGAGGACTAGCAACTTCAGCAGAGATCGGCGAATCAGTCGTGAACAGTTTGCTTGCCTATCAGCGTGTATCAGGACCACTCGACTTACAGATAGCGATCTAATGCCAGGCGTTGCAGTAGTTGACTCTGGGAATTATTCGCTAGAGATAGATACAGGTTTTTTACTTGACGCTTTTACTTTGGACTCGGCAACTAAGGGACTATTAAACGGTACGCAATATGTGCTTGACGGCACAACCGAGTTTGCAGAGGTTTTAGACGGAGTTAATTCTTTGACGTGTCGACGCGGTAGGCGCGATATGGGCGACCAGTTCGGCGCTGGTTCTTTGTCTTTTACCATGCTGGATACGACGGGCGTTTTTAATCCACT